GCACAATACGAACTCTTTCGCGCTGGCTGGTTTTTCTTAATGGACATATTAGGGTCGCCAAAGTTTATTTTCTTAACAGTGTCGCCTTCAACTGCCAAGACTTCAAACTTCTTTGGCCCACCTTTGCGTGGCTTGTTTACAGCGGTAAAGCCGTGGCGTTTCTTTGCTGCTTTGACTTTTTCTGCTTTTGTGCGTGCCATTATCTGGAAACTCCTAATAATCCTTTTGGGCGATTAATCGGGCGTCTTGATAACGTAATAGGGTAAGACTGCCCAGTTTCCTCTCCGTAAAAACGGCGAACGTCGGCAATGTAACCTTTTGTTTGTTCTGGCAAGTTTTCATATTTTTGGTCTGCATTAAGCAAACCTCTAGGGCCAAGGTTGTAAGCCGCTGCAGCTTTGTCAACTGTACCGAAGCGGTCATACATTGCTTCCAAATATTGCCTTGCATACTCTCGCGCAACTTCTGGGTCGTTTGCTAAAGCAGTGGCCTCTTCAATGCTTCCATCTTGAGATTGAAAGCCTAACCTCTCTCCAATTTCAAAAATATTTGGCACATCGTACCCAGGGTCTACAGCCATTTCCGGAATAATCTGCATTTCGCCCGTTGCACCTTTAGGGCTTACCATATCTTTTTTTTGCATCAAAGGAGCGTTTGGGTCATCTGCATTTGTGCTAACTTCGCGACGACGAATTGCATTGAGTAAAGCATCTGCATTTACTTTGTCGAACAAGCGATCCATTACGCCTTGGCTTTCTTCTTTTTAGCAGGCTTGGCAGTCTGAGCAGCTTTCTTAAACGCGGCATTGGTAGGCGCGCCCTTGCTGCCAGGCTTACGCATCTTCTCGCCAGATCCAGCGGCAATGCGTTTTTTCTTAGCGTGGATGTTGCTGTACAAACCTGTTTTTGATTTGCCTTTAGGTTTAGCTTTTGACACCTTATGCTCCTTCGCCCCATTGGACGCACTTGTAATTAACGACTTGGTACCCCGGAAGCCTTATCCTCGCGTATTGCACCCCGTCTGGCATAGACTGTATGCACTCGCTCTCGCTGCGCATAATAGGGCTACCAAACGCAAAACAATTACCCTCAACGCTGCAAAGTAAAAGCAGCGCAGTCCACATTACTTCTTAGCCTTTTTCTTCGCGGTAGGCGATAAATCTTTTAAGTGGTAAAGAAATTTGCTGTTGGACGTGTGGCGCGCGCCAGACATAAGACGACCATTTGTTTTGTGCGTGCCGCCCTTATGCTCAGTGCCGTCCCGCATGTAATGCTTCTGACCCTTTGCCATTACTTCTTCTTACCGCCCTTGCCGCCTTTTTTCATACCGCTAGATTTTTTTCCGTATGACATACTGATATCCTTTCAGATTACTTTGAGTATTTCTTGCCAAGGCATACACCCTCACGTTTGCACGCGGCTGGTGTTGGGCAGCCTTTGTGGGGCGTAAACTTTGGTGTCTTCATGGTTTAGTTCCTTTTAGAAAGAGTTCCTGTATTCTTGGTAAGCCGCTACTAAATTTTCTGGTGAGTTTGTTCTCACTACGTCTGGGCCTAAAAGATTTAAAAATTCAGTGTAAGAGCGTTCGCCAGTGGGCGGGGCATACCCGCCAGTTGCTTGAAGCGCAGAAGACGGGGGTAGTGCAGTATAAGGAGCTGGTTGCATACCAACATGAGGAATTGGCGTATTAGGCTTAATACTAATTATGTTTCCATCTGGGTAATATTTAAAACCACTAATTAAACCTTTTCTTAAGGCTTGTTCTTGCATATATTTTTCATTTTCTAAGCCTTCAATGTCCATAATTTCGTCTTGCGTAAGATATCTAAAACCTTTAGGAGCGCTGGAATACTGTCCCTCCATGTCAGCAAACGAAGTAGGAGTTGGCGCAGTTTGCGCGGCTGGGGCATAGCTAGAAGCAGGAGAAGTTGAATACTGCCCCTCCATATCAGCAAACGAAGTAGGAGCGGCTGGTCTAGCCACAGGCCGACTAACACGAGCGCTGTCAACTTGGGGGCCACCGCCAATGTTCTGCGAGCTGTAGAAATCCTGCCGAGCCTTGCGGCGCATCTCATCCTCGGAGCCATACGGTGAAGCAGCCATGTTAGCAAAGGCAGACAGCAAACCGCCGCCTTCGAACTCATCGCCCATCTGGCCTTTGCCGCCGCCGTCAATCATATCCATGAAGTCTAAAAACTTACGCTTCTTAGCCATTACGCTACACCCTTTAAATCACGTCGCAGCGGCTTACCCCACGTTACGACCCTGCCGCCCATAGCTGTCGCCGCATCGGACGCCAACGTTAAACAAACCGCATCAGCAAAGTCAGGAGAAGGCAATCCACGTTTACGCATTTCGTCCTTACTCTCAGCTTTCATTTTGCCACTACTGACGAAACTATACCTGATCGTCGTTAATTCTGCAATAAGTTGCTCATTCTTAGGCAACCTGGACGCCCTTTGCTCCAACCACCCGCGCATCTTAAACCACAACTCAGCTCGCAAATTCACATACGTCTCACCCATAGACGGGCTTTCGGCAACATTAATCCCACGAACAGGCAGACCCAGCTCACGTAGCCGATCTACTACACCGCCGCCCATCCCAATAACGTCAACCAATATCTCTCTAGGCCGCAAGCTGGACGGCAACCCATCATACTCAGCCTTCACACGGCCAACAGTCTGCATAAGATCCAACCCGTGCCAGCCATTAACCTCAGTAATCACATTGCTCTGCCGCTTCGCCAGTACAGTCTTATCCGTCCCAAACCGCGCAACATCCAAGCCCCATATCGTGTGAGCATTCTCATCAACCTCAATGTCACGCTGCGTGGCAGCCTCAACAAGATGAAACGGAATGATCGTATCATCATCCGACAATGGAAACTCGCCAAGCACACGAATGCGAAACGCATTGCTGTCCTCGCCGTATCGCAGCCGCATCTCATCAACAAACTCATCCGAAACCAGTGGACTTTCCACGCACGACCAACGCCGCGTCCACCAGCTCCCCGACAGCCGCGTCTGGCTTTCAAAGAACGTGCCGCTAGATCGTGTCGGGTTTGACAACAAAATTGTCGTGGCGCTGTGGCCTGACATGCTGCCGGCAGCAGCCTCAAACACCTTCTCAGGCACACCAGACGCCTCATCCACCACAAGGAGGACGTTATCACTGTGTACACCCGCCAGTGCCTCTGGCGTCTCAGCCCGTGACGTTCTGGCCGAAATAAACGCCTCGGAAGGGGCGGCAGCTAACTCAACCCGGTCAGACTTAACTGTCAGCATGGGTTGCAGTTGTGGCGGCAACTCCCCGATCCACCGCTTCAGTTCAGCAAACAAGGCGTCAAAAAGCTGTCCACTTGTCGGCGCGGTGACGACAACCTTATTAGGAAAGCGCAGCAAAACATACCACAGCATAGCCCAACTAGCCGACGTGGACTTGCCAGTGCCGTGTCCCGATCTAATCGACATCTTGCGCTCGCCGTCTGCCAATGCCTGCAAAAACTCCCTCTGGTACGTCAGGGGATCTGCGCCCAGAACCTCGACGACGAACTTCACGGGGTCGTCACGGTACTCTTTAACAAAGTCGTCAAAGGGGTTGGCTTCACTCATTGGGCATTTCCTCATAAGTCGCGTCGATGGTGGCGGCTTCACGTTCGCGATCCTCGGCATCAATGGCTGCCATTTGGCTGTTTACTTTACGCAAGGCGTCCAGGTGCATGTCACCGATTGACAGCGTGACGTTGTTCTGTGGCCGTGTGCCATACTTATTCTGGTTCATACTACCAGCCATAAACTTACGGAAGTTGACCTTCTCGCGAGTGGCGGCGATCTCGTTGCTGGTGCTTGTGGAGCCGAGTTGATCGACCATCTCTAGCCCCTGCTCCACTAAAGCGTCGGCAGCTTCCTCACGCGCCCCACTCAAAGCGACCTTGTATTCTGGGATGCTGTTTAGCGCGCGGCTGACGTAGCTGCGAGTACAGCCATACTGCCGAGCCATTTCAGCTACGGTGACGCCAGACGCGATTTGGTCATACAGCCAATCTGCGCCGCCGTTGTCGGCTACCTCCGACAGTATGCGTTTGCGAAGTGCTTTGCCAGCCATGAAGCCGCCTCCTATATTTTGGGAAATTTTATGGCAGGGATGGTTTTTAAGCAAGGGGGTACGGGGGGGGTCAGCCGTGTGTGCGTTTTGCTACACACATACACCCACCGCCAAAGCCGCCGACGGGGGGGGTCTGACGCGATTTCACGGCAGATTTAAGGCCAAAGGCGCGTAATAGTCATTATGTTAAATGTAGTTGTCAACGTTATCAATGACTTAGCAGATATGACGCCTGGAAGCCGTGGTTTCGCGGCAGTGCAGCATTCTCAATCTTGATTTTTAGGCGCTTCTGTGACACGTGCGCGCGTGCGTGTGCTTCGCCGTGTATGCGTGGCAGCGCCACAGAGGCTCTGTAAGCTCCCACACGACGCCATCTCGCACTCAATGCAACGTACCCCCACCGCCGAACGTTATTTTGCTCAGTAGAGCTGTAGTCTGCTCCTCGACCTCGTTATGTTCATTTGTGATGTGAACGAGCGCAGCAGTCATTGCAATAATCAAAGAACTTGAGTCAGCGCCCTCCTCAATAAGCCAAGCGCAGAAATCGTACACCTCGTTCGCCAATCTGCTTGCCTCTTGATCTTCGTCCATTTTAGGTCACCATAAAAAAGGCCCACGCACGAAGCGCAGGCCAGTTGAGGAGGAGCATCGTAACTGGGAGATTGTCACATGCAATGACAGGTTAGCACTCTCCGACCTCGAAACCAAGCGCTAAATACGCCGCGCCGTCCAAACTGCTATCTCTACTCTGCCCATTCTTTAATCGAGCTATCTTTAGCAACGCCATCATATTACATACGTCGCGCGCCTCAACGTTATGCCCTAAATAAGCCGACCACATATCAGCAATCGTCTGAAAGTTCTTGCTTGGCGCTCCGTAGTCTCGCTCCCGATCCCCATTGACCAAATTGATAGCCTCTTCCAAGACCTTGCTTCTCTCGTTCATATCATTTCCTCCTAGAACGGTATTTCATCATCAAGACTTTTATTTGTAGTAATAAAATCTGCATCTGGAAAGTTTTCTTTTACCGATTTAACCATCCTATTCTTATGCCAGTATTGCAAAGCAATCCCGACCTCGCGTAACGTGACCAACTCTAAGTCTGGGCGTTGCTCTTTCACCGTCTGCCACGACCGCCCATCTCTCATAATGCCGTAAGCCTCTCCGTCGATATCAACCTCCCAGACATCAGTTGACGCTCTCTGCGCGCCTAACGACTCAGCTTCCGACTGCATCGCGACAAGACCTCTCATACAAATTTCTGCACGCTCGCGCACCATGGCCGGATCATTCTCTCTGAGGGCCAAATTCAGCTTCGAAATGGCCGAACCATATTTCATCGACGTCTCAGGACTGACCAATTCTGGCAACATATCAATACCCCACTTCCGATCCAT